GCGACCACGGGCGAGATTATAAATCTATTACGCTAAGTTTTTGATACGAGCGTGAGCTTTTTCTTGCTTGAATTCAAGAGTATACTCACCAACAAGAGTACCAGTTACATAGTCGCCTTGGTCGCCCATGTACTTATGGAAGAATTCACGGCCAACTAGTGGACGGATAGCCATACGGTTAGTGTCGACGATTAACAATTCCTTAGCGTCAAGGTTGTTGTTTAACACGATTTCGAATTGACCGAAGTCAGAAACGAATTGGTCTACAACTTGACCGCGGCTGTTTTCCGCTTGAGTGATGTAAAGCTTGTTGTTGTCGATAGCGCTGATTGCACGCTTTTGCTTAGCAGGAACCATGATCTTGAAGTTTCCGCCGCTAGCAAATCCGCCTTTTTCGTAGATTGATTGTAAAGAATCGTTTAATAGTGTAGCAGATACCGCAGCAGCACTAGCGTCAGTTACGTTAGATTGAATGAAAGAACGTACACCCGCCATTTGACGAACGTTACCGTTTTCGTAAGCTACACCGTTGATAAGCGCTTTTTCTAATTGAAGCGCAAGCTCTAATTGCTTCTTTTGCTTTTCGTACTCGTAAAGATCGCTAATTCCGTATTGAGTAACCGCTTGAGCAGTACCGGAAAGTTGTACAGTGTCGTCGAAGATTTGAGTCTTGTTAGACTTTTGAGCGCGTGCTTTGTAACGAGCTGCACGAGCGTCTGCACCTTCAACGCCTTCGGAGAATTGGAATTCAACTTTCGCTTGGTCAGCGACAGCAGCCGCAGTTGTGCCCGCGTATCCACGAACTACAGTAAGAGTGTTAGTAGCAACGGCAGTAACTTTAATTAATTCGTCGCCGATTTTGATTACGTCGTTTGCACGGAAGATAGAACCGTCAACAACTACGATAGAAGTATCGGTTGAAAGTTTAGCACCGTTAACTTTTGTCTCATCGTTGATCATTTCGTCTTCAAACCATTGGTGAGAAGTTTGCGTTACTGCATCCGCGAATCCTAAAAGGTTTAGTAACGGAGTTTGATGCGCGTTCAATAAAAGAATTTCATCTACTACGGATTGTTTTTTGCCGACTAAATCAGCGTTATAAATTTTTGCCATTGTTAGGTGGCCTCCTTGTTATGTTTTTTAAATTAAAAAAGACGCCAAAGGCGCCTGTCTTACTTGCTTAGTTGTGCTTTAAGTGCCGCGTATGCTATTTTTGCTTCGATAGTTCCTTCTCGACGTGCCTTCTCGGCCGCCTCACGCAACATCTGCTCGCTAGTCTTATCCGCTGTATCTTTCGGTGAATTCGTTGCATCACCGATAGGTTTCTGCGGCTTCTTTGTTTCGGCTAAAAAGCCGTATTGTTCAACAAGCGCACTCATTACCGCCTCGAGCCCTTCGATGCCGTTTTCGCCAACTGTCACGGCCGATAAGTCGGCTAATTTCAACGCTGCATCGATTCGGTCTGACGGAATGTTTACGCCTGGTGCCGCCTTAATAAATGCGTTGTGAATCTTTTCGCGTTCGGCTTGCGCCTTTAATGATTCGAGTTGTTTTGCGTATTCGTTGCGCTCGGCTTCGAACTTTTTCGCTAGCTCTTCCGCGCGTTCTTGCGCTGATAACTCGTCAAGTCGCTTTTGTTCAAGCGCTTTTTCATACTCGGATGCTTTCGTTTTGATATCGTCATAATCCGCAAACTTTTCTAGCTTCTTGCGCTCGCGTGTAATGCGATCCGCCACGATTTTATCGAGTTCTTCCTGTGTGAACGTCTTGGCCTGCGCCTCGGTTTTATTTTCCGGTACCTCTACCGTTTCTTGCTCGTTCACTACTTCGGGATTTTGATTTACTTCGCTCATTTCGTACCTCCATCCGCTTTGAGCCCGTCGGCTATCGTTTAAAAAGCCGAAAGTTTTACGCCATTCCGTAAGGCATAGAAAAAGACACCGCAGAATTGCGATGCCTCATTTTAAATATTCAAATCCGCGCAATAGTCTCCAAGGACGAATTAAACAGTTGCACCTGTTGCATCAGTCCAAGTTGTTCCGTTATGCCAAATTGGTTTATTTAACGTTGTGTCGTAAAACATTTGCCCTTTTGTCGGTGATGTTGGTCTGCTTGTCGTTGCTGCTTGGTCTAAGACGATGTTTTTAATTTTATTTTTATTTAAGTCTAAATCGCCGTAGATGTTACCTCCACCTAGCAAAGTCCGGTGCGTTAATGTTCGCTTTGTTGCACCGTAACCTTTTTTAAACTCTTTCTCTAACTTGACTCCTGCAAAGGAAAAGTTAACAAATCTGTTCACTGCATTAACCGCATTGAAGGAAAACCCAATCTTGTCCCCTACTGCAATATCAGACTGTAATAATGTTCCGGTGAATTTATATAACTTATAATCAGTTGTTAAACCCAATCCAGTACTTGAAGCTATAGTTTTCTTGGTGGCTCCTGCACTATCATAAAGTAACAAAGTAAATTGTAAATCATAATCAGCTTTGGCGAAGAAACTAAAAACGTAATCGCCGGGAGTAAAGTTGCCTAATTCTCTGTAGTTTGAACTATCGAATGAGAATCCGGGATCTTTGTCACTATTAATTGTTAGAACAGGTAGATACACTGTGCTTCCATCAACATCTATAAATGGTGCAGATGATACAGCATAGTGCATGTACGTATTATAGTTACCCCTACCAAGCCAACCAATAGGTACCGTTCCGCTACCCATGTAAAACCCTGAATTGGAAATTAAATTTTCACTAATAATCGGATCATATTTATAAACTCTGAACTGATTTTTCTCATCCAATACCATATCCCCACCTAGCGTGTTTCCTCCAAGTGTTAAAAGGTAATCAGATATTTCAGAGGTTACTACAGTACCGAAAAGCGTGTGATCAATTGACTTTTTTGATGTATCTCCACTTGATGGTACTATGCGGTTTTGTGACAGGTTCCATCCAGTCTTAAAAGGCTTAGTCACTCCTGTTGCAGATACTCCATTATAACTACCGTCAGAATTGAAAGGTCTTAAAACAATACCTGTATCAGTATAATAGATTTCATTATTTTGAATTAAGTTGTTTTGGTTAATTGGAACATTCATTAAAAATATCCCTTTTGTGATTTCGTACATTTTGTTGTCTTGAATTGTAATATCAGAAAGAGTCTTAGCTAACTGCATTCCATACAAAACTTTAGAACCTAAACTGGTCATACGATTATACATTTTATTATCTTTAACCAAAACTTTGTTAGTAAATGAACCATCATACTCAGAATGACCAATATAAATAAAAGTTGGATCAAGATAGTTATTTGGTGCAAAGTTAAAATAAGTATCATCAAAGATAAAAGTATTTCGCATAACCTCTGCATTTGTTACATTGTAATACAAGTGTGTTGCGTGACTATTAGGATTTCTAAAGATGTTATCGTATACTTTAACACCATCAATCCGATGAATAGACAGAATATCTTGAGCAGCAGATTCTAATATATTTCGGTATACTTGAACACTTTCACCACTTACAGTAAATGAGTTTCTGTTACATAACGCTACGCAATCCCAAGGGAAATGATGAATATAGCAATCGAAAATCTCAATACGTGGTTTAGTTAAATTTTTGTGCAAACATTGAATACCATGAAAATACTTATAAATTGTTGTGTTCGAATTTTGAGTAGGATTTAGATAATTGTAAGTTGTTCCATTAATAACAGCAGTTTGATTTGCTCCGTTTCCATCTATTTCTAAGCCACTTACTACAAAATTACAATCATAGAAAAAGAATACTGCATGATAATCACGGAATAAGTTAGTTAGACTTACTTTAGTTTGGTCATTATCATCCCTAGTTGGATTGTGAAATAGGGTGGATTGGTTTTTAACTTTTATTTTTGTTTTGTCTCTGCCAGCACCTTTAACAATAACGTTAAAATCAATTTTTAGGACGAAATCCACAATATAAGTTCCAGCAGGAAAGTATAGCGTTCCTCCACCTTTTGATTTTAAATAAGCAATTGCTGCATTAATTGCGTTATCTTCAACTGCCACACCGTCACCTTTAGCGCCAAAACGTTTGTCTGTTACGTCAACTTGTAAGTTACCAAACAACGCCGTACTTTCCGCCAATGACGCATCAACCGAATTCAATCGGTCGCGCAAAACCGTAAAGGTTCCGCGTGCATCCACCACTTCGGAAGGTTGCGTACTTTGGTTAAGCATCGTAGAAATTCGCGCATCAGCGTTATCCGCCTTCGTAATCGCGTCAGTCAACAGCGACTCATTCGCAATCACTAGCGAAGTCTCATCAGCCGGCAAGCTTCCGTCCGTGCTAGGATCCGCCACCACGTTATATGATAATGGCGCCGACGATACGCGATTGCTTGCGTTATCAAGTATCTGCACCAGCGCCTCGACCTTGCCCGCCGTAGCCGTTTCGGACGATCCGATTTCGAACCGAGCCAAGCCGGTCGCCGCATCGTAAGTGCCCGGACGAATAACGGAAGGCTTATTCTTTCTATACGTCACTAGCGTATATGTGTAATCGGTCGATAACGGAAAGGCTGTCTTGTCGTCCATTACCGTTATTTCGAATACAACGTGGTCATTCGCAGTCACGCTCGGCACCACTCCGCCGAACCGTTTCGCTTTTAAATCTACCGTTATACTAAATTTATTTTCTAACGCCATTTAGGCTATCACCTCGCTTTATACTCTGTCCGGCCGTCTAACCGGCGATATTACGTGCTTGCAATTCGGATGGAATATCTCGCGATTTGGCAGCGCTCCATAATACGGATAGTCGCCGGGAGCGTCAGGCATCAATTTAACGATTTTGCCTTCCCAATTACGGCAGGCATCTTTTGCTCCGTGCGAGGATATTTTCCCGTATAATGCGTTGCGTCCGAGAGCGTCATTAACCGATGACTCGCGCTGAGTTTGCGCCAACTTAGTCCGCGTCACCATCTCCGCATATACTTCAGGCTTCCACCTTCGCCCTGCAGCGTCAATAATGCCGGTATTAATCGAATCCCCTAACCGCTCTCTTAACTGGCGCAATATATCACGCTTAATCGAGTCGGTCGTGTTGATACCTTGCGTTAAATTGGAACGCATCGCCTCCGCCGTCACTTGCCGAATAGCTGTTCGCACCTTCCGCTCCACATTCTGCGAAACTTGCAAAAGGTCGGCTTGCGTATCAGCCACCGCCGTCTTAATAAACTCGCGATTGAGTCGGTTGAACGTGACGATTTTCTGCGCTTCAGCGACTGTCTCCGCAACGCCTAGCGCCATGATCGAATATATGATACCGTCCTCGGCCGCCTTCGGAATCATCGACGCCACCCATGCCTTCGTCCTTACGTCAAGGTCGGCAAGCACGTCGGCAATTTCCTTCTGAACAACGAGCAGTTGGGCGCGTTCGAAATTCGTCAAATCAATCCGATTTAATTCGTTTGTGATTTTCTGTAAAGCTTCGCGATAGAATCCGACCAGGACCGCGATATCGTGCTCATACGTTGGAATCGGCGCCATGATTATTCACCGGCTTTCGGTTCTGCGTTAAAAACGGATCCGTCTACGAAGCCGTTCATATTCTTTTCGTCATCACCAATACGCTTGATAATTTCGTCCGCCTTTTCGTCATCAACGTTATCCTGGCGCTTAATAGCGCTCTTAACGTCAATCGTCGGCTTATTACCAGTACGTATCTGATTGATTTGCGCTTCCTCTAACGCGTTTTTAGGGATACCGTCTTGCCAATTAATCGTCGGATAAACCACCTCGAAATCGTAGTCTCCGTGAGCAACATCGAGTAATTGACACGTCCATAATGCGTCTCTAAGCGCTTTGTCATAATGAGTACGTATACGTTTCACCTTCGATAATATCGGCATGAAGCGCGCTTTAATCGACGCTGAATCGGTGTGTGACGTTCCTGTTCCGCCGGAGTTTTCGCCGAGCACCGTTCCGAATAACCACTGAGGCGTTTCGGACATTTGGAATACTAGCGAAATTAATACTTCGAGCTCTTTAAAGGCAGCCGTTAGCTGGCCGTCCCAAACCATGTAGCCCGGAGCCACGTCCTCTTTTGATACCGGAATATAAGCGCCACCTAGTCGCACCTGAGCCTCGCCATTTGCGCCGCTATCTAAATCCGGACCATAAGCCGTCGGGTCGCTATGCTTCCAAAGAATATAGTCGATTTGGACGATGCGATCGTTAATCGCCGCCAGTAACGATTCTAACTTTTCAAGCCCGCCGATACCTTCCCAATCGTCATCGACCGATTTATACGGAATGTGATGTACGAGCAAGTGAGGCACGCCAGTCTCGACGATATCTTCTTCGCGTCCTGTCGGCACCCTTTCCGCAATCTTGTAAACTTGCAACGGGTAGCCCCATTTCGTATCGATGCCGCCTTCAAACTCGATTAAA